TGGTAATCAACTAAGGGAACGTACGACGGATCATAGGAATCAAGATCTTAGGCAATCGGTAATCACCAGATGCATAAGTATCACCAGTAGCATAGCTATTGTTGATTTCACCAGCTTGAGAACCACCAATTCCGTTAGGAAGATAAGCGGTACCATTACCAAAAGCAGAACCATTTCCACCTGAAACGTTTGCTTCATTTAAACACCATTGCTCTTGGTTTTCCAAAAGCATGGCAGTGTTAAGACGATTGTGATCGTCATCAAGGGGTTTGACATTATCGGAAGAGTAATCCAAAACTGGACCCCACTTTTCCAACAATGACTTCGCCCTATTTCCATCAATATAGGCCTGTGTCGGTCTAATAGTATTAGTATTCATAATTTTAACTATACGGGTTTAAGAGCACTCTACCAAGAGCGCTGAAAATTTTATGTAAGGTAATAAGTAATGAGTTTAGTACTTACTAAGTTCGCCTAAGTAAGCATTAAAATACGGATTGTCACCATCTTTAGATTGTTTAGTAGACTCAGTAATTACTTCAGCTGGTCTATCAACATCTTTGCTGACATTCTGTCTTTTTGCTTGCTCGTGCAAAACTTCAAGATGTTCTTCATGACTCTTATCAAACATCTTCAATGTGTAATCAAAGTTCTCGGTAATAAACTTAGCAGATTTACCTGTAAGAACTTTCTTACAAAATGCAGCTTTATCTTCAGATAATTCAGAACATTTCTGTTCGAGTGTTAACTGAGATTTCAATCTTGCATTTTCTTTAGCTAACTTTTCAGCTGCGGCGCTGACTTCGTTAACTTTCGCTGTAGACTCATCAATTCTAGTTTTACCATCAACTATGGCATTTTTAATTGCATTTTTCTGTAAAGCTGCATCTACTGCGAGTACTTTTCTCATTTCAGATAGCATTTTTGCTGATCTCTTATTTTTAACGGCTTCATTAATGCTCTTTTGAGGAACGAGCTTTTCGAGGTAAATATCAAGGTACTTACTGACCTTGTTAACAATGTCGCCTTTAAATTCAGAAGCCTCTGTTGTAAGGGCTTTGCTGTATTTCTCAACCAATTTGATTAATTTTTCAGAATGGTTCTTATCGATTGCGCTAACAACCTTATCTAACTTATTAGAATGGTCTGTATCAATAGCCTCAAGCAAATGCTCAAGCTTAGCAGAATATTCATCGTCTTGCTTAACTAAAGCAGCTTCAACATGAAGCTGAACCTTCTTGTTAAATGCTTCTTCAATTTGCTGCAATGTTTCCTCAGTAAGGATTTCTTGAGCTTTTTCTTGGAGTATATCTTTGATGTTTTCCATATTAAAATAATTTCTTTTTGTAAGCTTTCGCAATTTTTGCTTTTAACTTATCTTCGACTACAGTGCGTAAATTAGAATGAGCTTTTTTATACTCACCATTGGTTATATTTTTAATAAAATTTCGAACCTCTGTACGCTGATGTGTCATATAGTTATAAAGATTATTTATGCTTTCCTGCCTAAATTATCTAAAAATTCAATTACCTGTTGTTTTAAAAATTCGTTGATTTCTTTTTTAGGTAATTGAACAATACTTTTTTCAAATTTTTCGTAATGCTCTTCGTATCTACCATTTTCAGCCAATACAAATTGTTTACTTTCTAAAATACCATTAACAAATGCTTTTGGACAAGAAGGATCGGATACACAATCAACTGCGACCAATCTCATATCAGAAACTTTATTGATACCTTCTTTCTCTTCGGTTAATTGTCCTAATGCTCTAGAACTCATACCTACTTTAACACCGTCATTAATAAGACTTTTTACAATTTGCCCACAAGGAGTAGAAAGAACTTTAGACTTACCATAAAAGATATTACCTTCACACCATAAATTGGTTACCATATGACAAGCCCTTTCTAGGTCGACTTCAGCAGAGGTAGGATGGTTTAACTCACCCATACTTCTTTTTTCAGCAACCATTTCTTTCATATATCGCTCAACTTCACGATTTAGTTCTTCTTTAGGATAAATTCGTTTGTTGCGATTTACATCTTCCGCCATCATGTAAGGGCCTTTAATATAAAGTGTTTGACCAGAGCCTGTGCTCTTTTCTTCTACAATATATTCAAACTCTTCTTTCGGCGCCGGATTTTCTACTAATAATCTGAAAGACATCTTATTTATTATTTATACTTAATTAAAATTTTTTAAGATTATTTTAACAATTCAATTCCTTCTCAGTTAATATTTTAAATTCTATACCTTTCTTTTTAGCCCATTTATCTGCTGCGTCCCATTTTGCTCTATTAACTACATAGGTTTTTTGTTCATATAACATTGTAGTTCTTTTTTTGTATTTTTTAGTAATAGGAGCACTAACTTGAGAAGAAGGTTTTATTTCTATTAAGTAGGTTTTAACTCCAGAAGACTCTTTTAAGGTAATAAGACCATCAACAAAATATCGATGTATCTTACCATCTAAAGGGCTTTTATATGGTACAACCACACCTTCACTATTCCAAGCAATAATATTTGGATTACAGTCACACCATCTGAAGAATTTTAACTCCCAACCTGAACGATAAACAGGAAGGGAGTTACCTTTATATTTTTCTTTTGCTTTAGGTCTAAATACTCCTTGTTTGAAAGGCATGTAAATATTTACAACTATCCAACTAAGAACAATGGTGGTTCTGCATCACCCATACCTGGAGATGCACCGGTAAATAATTGTTGTTCTAATTTTTCTTTTTCTTCTCTTCCTTCTTGTAGAAGGTCGTAATTAAGAACACCACCACCAAATAATTGTACGTTACCGTATTTACCTCTTACTCGTCCTACAACAATCTTAGTAAGAGCTAATGCATAATAATAAACCCACTCTTCTTTTACAACCCATGATATGGGTTTTTCAACATAACACTCAATAGAAGCCCAAAAATTTTCATCCGGTTTTGGTTCCGGAAAAATTTGCATATATTGAGTACGATCATTAAAATTAATAGCTTTCTTCAAAGCTAACATTTTTTCTCTTGTATCAAGCCAATTCTTTAAAATGTACCAACTAATTAAATCGAACCCATAATTACCCATTGAGTAACTAAAATATGTTTGCTGTGCTAAAGTTTGTTCGATTGTAAAAAGAGTATTAACTCCGTCAGATGAACCAACCTCGAAAGTTCTAACTGAATTTACTTTTCTATATTCATCCAAAAGATAATCATAACTTTGATTTAACTCCCTTTGATCAGGTTTTAATTCTTTACCAACTTGAAATATGTATGGGTTAGCTGCTTCTCCAATTACCATTTTACTAAGGTAATATAATGGAGCAAATTGTTTACCTTGATTGTCTTTATAACGATAATTAAACATTGGGTTTAATTTAGCTTCTTCGGAAGTTGCTAAACTCTCTCCTCTATTAGCTGTAAATAAAACATCTAGCCTAACCCCTCTACCCCTTTCGTATAAACTTGTATTAAAAACCAAATATTCTCTAGTAAAGCCAGCATACTTAGTAAACATCTCTATAGCGATACTAATGTTTTCAAAAAGTTGATCTTGATGTATTTCAATGTTTATTAGAGGTGCTCCCAAACTACGGGATATTCTATCTGCTAATCTATTATAACCATCAATTCTACTATTGAGATTAGTAGAATAAAAAGACGAAATAGGTTCTACTTGCGTGCAATCTTGGTTAGACATTAATATTATTTAAGCAAAATTTGAGACATCCATACTAACGATTCTATTTTCGTTATTTGTGATACCTGCAAACGGTAAAGATATAATTCTTTTTTGGATACCTTCTTGGTCAAAACTACCTACATTTTCCCCATCCTTAAAAGACCCAATCGAAAAAGAAATATCTCTTATAGACAATGTAACATTGTTAGAACCGTATTCATTCGTAAGGGTAGAATTTTGCAAAAATGATGATGATAATAAATCAGGAAAAGTTAAACCGTTTTTTGTAGGGTTATCTTTAAAATTATCTAAAGGTTTTATGATAAAAAATTCTCCGGCAACATTTTGTTCTATAGTATTTAAATATGAAAAATTTATAGGAAAACCTATAGGCCCCATACTCACTATACCATTACCTGAAGCTATCATTCTAACCCAATCAATTACAAAATTATATTCTTCGGTTATTGTTGAAAACCTTCTTAATGTTTGCGACTTGGTTTTCATATTAATAACTGTTTTTCTATAACCACTAAAATCTAATAAAAATAATAAATCCCAATTACCTGTTTCTATATCACCATCAATTGTAGTTATTGTAACTTGTTGGGTTTCCGGTACAGTAAGATTTGCTAAATTACCTATTTGGTTTATATCATACCCCGGAAAATAATTTATAACTTTGCTTGCTACTTTTTGTATACCTGCATTTTCATCTTCAGATGCAATTGCAAAATCTAATAAAGTTATATTACCTCCTGTATATCTTTGTCTTTCTTTAGGTAAAATGCCATTTAAATAAAATTTTCTTTTAGATTGATCTGCATTTTTTAAATTATAATCAGTAACACAACCGTATTCGTTAAAAACAAATGATTGAATGTTTGAAGCGTTTACAGTTTGATTTTTTACTTTTGATGAAACATTATTATTGTTTATATAAGTAGTTGAAAAATCTATAGGAAACCCACCTAAATTATTTTTATATGCATCAACAAATGTTTCTAAAGAAGTATTATAATTTTTTATTCTTCCTAAATTTTCCTCCTGTGTTTGAGACCTAGCATACAATAATAGATCAGGATAATCAATAACACTTAATGCGGAGTAAGTAGATAATTCTGTTATAGCCCTGTTCATTATAAATAATTTTTAATGGTAAGTAAAATTGGTACCCCTATATTTTGATACCCATTTGATTGTTTTACAGTTGGTAAAGGTAAACCTGATAAAAATCTACCATTAAAATTTATAAATATTTTGGGTACAGCTAAATTTTCAGTAAAAGCTGGTCCTACTATTCCTTGAATTTCTACTGAATTAGCTGATGAATTACTTACGCTTTTAAAAGTAAAAGGAAATGCATTATTGTTAGCTGAAAATACACCTGCGCCTGATATTGATCTAGAAGTCCAATCAATAATAATATTACAATTACTAGTATCGGGACTTAAAGTATTACCACCATAAACTAAATTTATTTCAGTTCTTTTAAATCTTTGATAATTTAGTTCATAGAGTGCAAGCCAATTTATATCATTTTCTTCTCTAATATTATAATTAATTTTTGCTGGGTATACAGTTCCGGGAGGATAATAATAATTAATAGGTCCAAAATACCCTGCTATACTATCATCATTTCTTTGTGCAGCTGATACGGAAGGTGGTTGCGGTTGATCCGGTGTACTTAAATCCGGGTAAGATAAATTTAAAGACGACGCAGTACCAGATGCTAAAATAATATTTTGGTTTTGAGCAAAATCCGTATTTGGTACTATATCATACACTCTACCAAAAGAATCAAATTTTATAAACCCTATATCTGAATATTCTACTATTTGTTGACTTACCCCTGGTGAAATAGGAACGTAAAAAGGATCTCCATCTACCACTACAACAGCATCTGTTTTTATATAATCACTTGTAAAATCAATAGGAAATAAATTAGTGTAGTCTCTAAGATATGTGGTAAAATTACCTACTGTAATTTTTTTATTTTTATCTACATTAGCTTGCTCTGAAACATCTACTACTGTTAAAAAATCATTTGTATCGATGGTTTCCGCATTCAAAGAAGGTAATTGTGATATCGATTTACTGGCCATTATTATTATTTAAGATTAAATTAAATTTATACACTCGACTCTTGAGATATTGTATCATCATACGGAGTACCTGCTTCGTTAGTTGTTGTATCATTTAATACTCTATTTTCTTGTAAGAAAAAATCATATGTTTTACCAGCTAAATAAGTCTCTAACATAAGACCAACCAAATTAACATTAGTTAGTAAATTACTGCCTCTACCAGGTAATGTTATATTTGGTTTCATTAAATTTAAAAGATTTTCCTGCAATGAAAATATTAAAGATAATACTCTATTGACTACAGCTCTAGAAAAAATTTCATTTACTCCAATAAAGTTATTTGCATCCGGCTTAAAATCTGTTATATATAACTCATCTGGATTAAAATAACTTACACCATTATAAATATCTAAAATTTGATTTTGGTTAAGTCTTACTTTTTTAACGTTTACTTTTCTAAAAATAAAATTTCTTAATTGTAATGTATTTGAAATCATTTTTAGTATAGACTTATTATATGAAAAATTAGATGCA